CATGGCGTTCCCGGGCGTGACCCCGTTCGGCGGCACGTTGGATGGCATCCCGCTGCGCGTTTCGCAGTACCTCGCGAACAACGGCGGTTCGGGTGGCGCTCCCTTCATCCTGGTGGATGAGTCGGAGATCTATCTGGCCGACGACGGCAGCGTGACGCTGGACGCCTCGGAGCAAGCGACCATCGAAATGTCCAGCACGCCGCTGGGTTCCTCGTCCGCCACCGTTGCATCTTCGGCGACCTTGCCGGTGAGCATGTGGCAGACCAACTCGGTGGCGTTCCGCGCCGAGCGGTACATCTGGTGGGGTGCCCGCCGTTCGGGTGCGATCCAGTGGATCGACGGGTTCCCGACCAGCTGCTGATTGACCTAGGGAGGCGGGCTTCGGCCCGCCTTCCCTCTTAGGAGTGACGATGAAAGTAACCCCCATTGGTCGCAAGTTTGGCAAGCATTCGCCGGGCGACGAGTTCGAGTTGAAGGACAAGGCCGCGAAGCTGTTCATCAAGGTCGGCAAGCTGCAGGAGGTTGTGCCTGCGCTCGGCTACCAGACCCGGATGATGGCTGCTGCGCCTGTAGTCGTTGCACCCGTGGCGGCGGCTCCGGCCAACACCGAGGAAGCGCCGTTCGGCTACAAGGCAGACGGCACGCCGCGCCAGCGCCCGGCTTACAACCGGAAGGCTGCGGAGTAAATGCGAGTCTTCGGGTTCCAGATCACGCGCGAAAAGGCGCTGCATGCCGTGGACACGCATCACGGTGGCTGGCGTCGGATTCTGGAGTCTTACCCGGGCGCGTGGCAGCAGAACGTCGAGGAAAAGGTGCAGGACGTTCTGTGCTACCCGACGCTCTACGCCTGCATTAGCCGTATCAGTCAGGACATCGGCAAGCTGCCGTATCTACTGAAGCGGGAGGACGACAACGGCATCTGGCAGGTCGACAAGGGCAACACGTCTTATTGGCCTGTGCTGCGGAAGCCAAACCCCTACCAAACCGCGCAGCAGTTCCGCGAGTCGTGGCTGCTGTCGAAATTGATTCACGGGAATAGCTACATCCTGAAGCGGCGCGATGCGCGAGGCGTAGTCGATGCGCTCTATGTGCTGGATCCGTGCCGGGTTCGCCCGCTGGTGTCCGACACTGGCGACGTTTTCTATGAGTTGCAGCCCGGTTCGCGGCAGGATTCCGTTGTCGACGGCTCGAAGGATTCGCAGAACGTCACTGTCCCCGCGCGCGAGATCATCCATGACCGGATGAATGCGTTTCATCACCACCTGATCGGCGTGCCGCCTTTGTGCGCGGCGCACTGGCCTGCGGTGAAGAACCTTCGCATCCTGAAGTCGAGCGCGGAGTTCTTTGCGAACAACGCGCAGCCTGGCGGCATCCTGACTGCGCCAGCTGGCATGTCGGAGACGGACGCTCAGGCGATCCAAGCCTACTGGCAGACGAATTACACCGGCACCAACTCTGGCCGCGTCGCCGTGATCGGCGCGGACATGAAGTTCACCAGCTTTGCGATGAAGTCGGCGGACTCGCAGCTTGTCGAGCAGATGCGCTATTCCGACGAGCAGATTTGCCAGCCGTTCGGCATTCCGCCGTTCAAGATCGGTATCGGGTCTATCCCTGCCGGCTTGGGTGTAGACGCGATCAATCAGTTGTATTACGCCGACGCTTTGCAGGCGCATATCGAGGCCATGGAAGCGTTGCTGGATGAAGGCCTGAAGGTCGACCGTCCGCTAGGCGTGGAACTGGACTTGGAGCCGCTGCTGCGTATGGACGTGGGCAAGCAGGCCGAAGTGATGACGAAGCTCACAGGCGGCGGCATCGCGACACCGAACGAAGGCCGCAAGCAGTTCGGCCTGTCTCCGCTCGATGGCGGCGACACCGTTTACATGCAACAGCAAGATTTCCCGCTGGATCAGGTGCGGCTCAACAAGATTGCAGCGGCTGCCCCTGCGCCAGTTCCGGCCCCTGAGCCTGACGACACCGACGAACTAGACACGGCGAACGAGGAAGTCCGGCAGTTGACCGCTGAACTTTGGCAGCGCAAGGCGCTCGACGCGACGCGAGAGGCGATCAATGCTTGACCCCGTAGAGTTCGGCAAGGCGATGGGTTCCATCGTCAAAGATGCCATCGCGCCGCTGCAGAAGCGTATCGATGAATTGGAGGCGCGGCAGCCTGTCCCCGGCGAGAAAGGCGAGTCCGGGAAGGACGCCGAGCCGGTCGACGTTGAGGCGGTCATCGCTGGCGTCGTGGCGAAGCTGCTGGCGTCCGACAAGCTGGACACGCTGGCCGATCTTGCCGCGACTGAGGCGGTCGCCAAGCACTTCGACGCGAACCCCGTCCAACACGGCAAGGAAGGCCCGCAGGGGCCGCGTGGTGATGCAGGCGCGGATGGCAAGTCCGTCACGCTGGAGGACGCCTCGCTCGTGCTGGAATCGGCAATCAACAAGCACATGCTGGACTTGGAGCGCCGCGCTACTGACACGATCAATCGCGCCGTGGACAAGATCCCTGTGCCGAAGGACGGTCGAGACGGCAAGGACGGCGCGGACTTCACCACGTTCTCGCTGGAGTATGACGGCGAGCGCACGGTGACGATCAAGGGTGACGGCGGCGAGATTACCAAGCGCCTGGACTTGCCGCTGGATCGTGGCTATTGGCGCGAGGGCATGGCTTGCGAGAAGTCGGACATCGTGACCCACGACGGCAACGCTTGGCTGGCACTGCGCGACACCAAGGCCAAGCCGTGCATCGAGAACAAAGACGACTGGCGCTTGTTCGCCCGCAAGGGTCGCGATGGTCGGGACGCTGCGAAGGTTATCCCCGATAGCCCGGTGAGCCTGAAGTGATCGAGCTTGTCACCATCGAGGAGGCCCGCGCGCACCTGCGTATCGATGACGTGGACTCGGACGGCAGCCCCGACGACCTGTGGCTGAGCATCTTCATGCCGGCCATCTCCGAAGCCGTGGCGAATTGGCTGAAGGACGAATGGCGGCTGTACGTGGCCGAGGTGGACTCTGGCGGCGTGGTGGTGGATTCCAGCGGCGACCCCGTGCCGGCGCTACCCTTGGCGGCCCGCCCGGTGGTGAAGGCTGCGACGCTGATCGAGTTGGAGCGCCAGTTCCGGTTCCGTGGCGGCGAGTCTGAGGCCGACGTGCAATCGCACGAGGGCCACGGCTACACGCTGGGCAAGGGCGCAACGGCGCTGCTTTCGTCGCTCCGTAAATCGACGGTCGCATAAAATGCCCGCAGTAGGCTCCGGCGACCTCCGCCATCGCGTCCAGTTGCAACAGCCTGTCACCACGCAGGATGCGGCAACCGGCGCATACATCACCAACTGGACGACCTTCGCTAGTCCGTGGGCGCAGATCGTGCCCATGTCCGCGCGCGAGTTCATGCAGTCGGCGGCGAATCAGTCGGAAGTGAAGGGTCGAATCGTGATCCGGTATCGCGGTGGAGTCGACGCAACGATGCGCGTCGTTCATCGCGGCAAGTACTACAACATCCACGGAGTGATTCCGGATGCGGAGTCGGGCATTGAGCATTTGACACTGGCGGTCGGCGAAGGCGTTAATCTAGGCGAATGAACAAGCCAGCCGTAATCGACGCCACGCTGATGATCCGCAGGGACGGCATGTACTGGACGGATCACCACTGGATGCAACCCTCGTCCATTGATGACCCGTTGCCGGTTACGCGGGTTGTCGAAATCCGAGACGGATCGAACAAATGCCCGCCTTTGATGGCGTGGGTTTTTCCTGACAGGAAGTGAATGGATTGGGCAATCCTCGCCACCGGCCCGAGCATGTCTCAGGCCGTGGCGGACTCCGTTCGCGGACGTTGCAAGGTTGCTGCAGTATCCGATTCCTACCGTCTAGCCCCATGGGCAGACGTCATGGTCTCGGCGGATCGGAAGTGGTGGGACTATCACCAGCCGATCTATGAAGGCCCGAGGTTCGCGGCGGTCGATACGCGAGGCTGCGAGCGATTCAAGGGTGCGGTAAGCGGCGAGAACAGCACGCTGCTGGCAATGAAGGTCGCGGTGAGCTTGGGCGCTAGGCGCTTGCTGCTGCTAGGCGTGGACATGCAAGGGTCGCATTTCTTCGGGCCGCATCACGATCCGAGGTGGAACACAAAGCCGGAACGGTTCGAGGTATTCAAGCGCCAGTTTGCGGACTACAGACCGCAGGGCGTCGAGATTATTAACTGCACGCAAGGCTCCGGCCTTAGGTGCTATCCAATGCAAGAACTTTCGGAGGCACTATGGCTGCAGTCAACATCTTGACCGCTGGGACGAGCGCGACCACGTCCTCGGATTTCACCGTTACCGAAGGCAGCTTCGCGACCCTTAGCCTCAAGCCCAAGCGGCCAGGC